GCACTCGAGCGATTTGCTCATTAGCTGCAATTTGGCGGGACATCTGCATAGCTGTGCCGACTGATGCGAAGAAACCGGTAACCGCTTTAAGCGGGTTCGGCAGACTTAAGTTTTTTAGTGCGAGAGTGGTCATTTGTTAATTCCTCGTGTTTCGTGATTGAAATTTTACGAGGCCGCTTTTCTTCCGGAAGGACAACTTCAAGTCCGACAGTTAAGATTCCATCCGTTAGATCAGCTCCAGTGACTTCTGTATATTCAGACAGTCTAAATGACTTATTCCAGTTTCGAGCACTAATACCTTTATGAACATACATATCTTGATTTCTACGTGCTGGTCTATTACCAGTAATCGTTAAGACATGGTCTTTTACTTCAATGTCAATATGTTCTTGTTTGAATCCAGCCACTGCAAGTTCTAAAGAGTATTTAAGCTCTTCTTCTTTTACAACATTGTGTGGTGGATAGGTATCCTTCGCATGCTTGTGAATATTCTCAAGCTGATCGAAGATGTGGTCGAAACCCAAAAAGGCGTTTCGCGGGTATGCGAATGTTCCAGTCATATGTACCTCCATGACTTATGCAAGGTTAAAATGGACCCGCATTATGCGGCATCCGAATCTATTTATATTATTTATTATTACCAATATTATATTTTGGACATAATTCCCAATTAGTTTTTTCTTTAAATGGAATAATTTTAATTTGTCTCATCGGCGCTAGCGGTTCAACTTTAGTATTGTCTTCAATTGAGATAAGTCCCCAATCTGACATGAGTTGAGCGATTGTATTGCGCCGGGCAATATCATTTTCTTCTAAGTTTGATTTCTTGCCATCTAATAAAAACAATTCTTTAAAATGTACAATGAAATATCTACCTTGTTTATGTAGAATATGACATGATTGAAAGAGTTTATTATCTTTACGGGATGCTACACCAATACGTGTAAGAGTTTCACGAACTTTTAGAAAATCATCTGGTTCGTTAAGGGTAACCTCTAGCATAGAGGTCGGGGTCCATTCAACTAAGTTATTTTCGTCCACCTTTTGTCACCTTCTTTTCGAGTGCATTTATCTGTTCAGGTGTGAGAAGGGACAAGGCTTGGCGAGCTTTTTCATTACTGTAACCATAATATTCCTTGACTACTTCCACATCACTTGCGGTCTGTGGCTTAAGCCATTTAGAGAACCGCTTTTTCTTTCTAACTATATTTATATAAAAGTCGAATTGTAACCGGTTATCCGCATGTGCATGTTGATTCATTTCATTAGCCATAAGCACTGTGTCATGAAAGTATGATAGACCTCGATTAATCATAAAAGGATTGTAACCTTTTTCAGCAATATCATCTACCATAATATCTTTTTTAGTATCATTAATAGCATTTAAATATTCAAAGGGATTCATTAGTAACCACCACGTTGTAAGAATCGAAGACCAGCATATACAAAAACACCAACGATGATTATACCAGGTGCACTAAAGAAAAAGCTCGAGCCAAAAGCAAATAGCATTGCTAATATGAAACTACTCATGTCTGCGCGTTTTTGTGTAGGTGATTGTTCTACACCAGGATCATCAAATAACGCATTCATTATCTTCCCCATAGTTCTACACCTCCAGCATAATTATCATAATCAAGTTGTTCTTCTAGATTATCTTTAGTAAAATCTGCGGTGTCAACTTTATTAAGATGAGTTTTATTCCAATAAAGTTGAGGTACAGTTTTATGACCAGCAATTTTCATGAAACTTTTTGCTTCGGGTCTTACGTTAAGATTTACAACATCATATTCGTAACCCCAAGAATCTAGCTTGTGTTTCATAATTTCACAATATACACAATTCGTTTGAGTATATATTGTTAATCTAATTGAACTGGACATTAGCCATAACCTCCGTAAGACATGCAACAACGTTAAGTTCGTGGTCTGCAACAAAAGCATTCTTGTATTGGTAGTCAGCGAGAATAAGAACTATTTGTGGGATCGATTGAGGTGATACTTTATCAATCATACGATCATAGATTGCTCTAAAAATTGCAGATGCATCTGTATCTATATTATTGACAACCCAAGCACGCATTTTTTTGAAGTCTTTATTTTTCAAATGAGAAAATAAATCATCAAAGTTTTTATCAGTAAGATTATTTAATATAGCTGAATCGATAGGTACACCACCTGATGAATGTCTTTGTAATTCACCAAGTACTCTACGCCAATCCGGAGCAAACTTCATAATTAATTCAGCAAGAACTTTACTATCAAATGATACTTGTTCTTTGTATAAGATATTAGCTGCACGATCCATAAACTCACCGCACAATTGAACCATATCTTTTTTAGAAGTATTAAATTCATATACACCACATCTTGAATGAAGTGGTTCAATGATTCGATTCTTAAAATTACAAGTAAGAATAAACCTACAATTACTCGAAAACTCTTCGATAAATCCACGAAGAGCTGGCTGAAATGATTGTGGGTTAAGGTAATCAGCTTCATCAAGTATAACTACTTTATAGCCACCTTGTAAAGAAACAGTAGAAGCAAACTGTTTAATCTTAGTTCGTAGTGTATCAATGTTACCTTCTTCAGAACCATTGATAACAATATAGTCAAGATCTAGTGATTTACATAGAGCTTTGGCTACAGTAGTTTTACCGAGTCCGGCGGTACCAGTGAAAAGCATATTTTGCAATTCACCGGTATCCACCATCTTCTGGAAGGTATTCTTAAGTGACACTGGTAAGATAGTGTCAGCAATAGTTTGTGGGCGGTATTTTTCAACCCAAAGAAATTCCATAGACATTTACAATCCTCATAACAAAAAATAATTATATCACACATTCATAAGATTGTAAAGGACTATTCATCATCCTCCATTGCTTTTTCTTGTTGAATAGTTTCAACAAGCTGAATGACCTGTACAGCATCATCCCTTAGCTTACCAATGGTTGATAGTTCTTCGCCTTTAAAAGCGCCACGTTGAGTCATGGCATCTACGATGGCAACCGAAGAACGAGACACCTGATTAGCAAGTGTCATTAGATGGTCCATCTTATCTGGTTCTGTGTCTGACATATTATACTCCGTACGTTGATGTCTTTTCAAGTGCAATCCAATATTGAACGTTCATTTCTTTATGAGCAAAACGAGTAATTAACTTTGAGGAAATTTCCACATCATAATCACCTTGAATGATTTTAAGATTAGCAATACTCAAAATAAAATTAAACTTTGCTTCATTATTATACTCACCATCAATGTCGATCGAAAATGCATTGGATGTTGAGTTCTGGCTATCAACCACAGAAAGACTGAGTACACCGGCTTCGCCAGTGATTGACACTTCGCTATGACCAAGAGTGGATGCTGCCCTTTTGATTTTGCTTAGTGTATCATTAGTCAATGTAAATTTAACATCCGGTGTCGGCATGTTAATATCTTTTTGTGGAGCGGTCAATGTTTCTTCGGGGGAAAAGAAATACTTAACCTTAGATCTACCAGTTGAATCACCAATAACTACATGCTCTTCGGCAAATTTAAGTCGTGGTTGATCAACCAGAGATAAGACACCAATGAACTCATTGAGATCATAAATGCCAAAGCTTTGTGGAAACTCGGCATCAACTACTGCAGTAGCCAATACATTACGAGCTTCAGAGATAGTCTTAATAGTGTTACCTTCTTTAATCAACATGTTTTGGTTGATACCAGAAAAGTTTTTTAACACAGACAAAGTGTTTTCATTTAATTCCATAATAACCTTCCATTCCAATTGTTAGTATATTATACCACAGATAGCTGAGGTTGTACACTACTTTTCACCATTTTACTAAAGTTTTTTTCTTTTACAAATTCAATCTTATTACTAAACCTACCGTCAAGGATTTCACCTTTATGTGATATAACAAACACATTCGTATCATCGCCAAGTGTATATAGAATCTTAATAAGATTTTCTACACCTTCATGATCAAGTGATGAATCAAATGTTTCATCAAGTAATAGTAAGTTAGTAGCTACCGAGTTTTTCATTTTAGCAATTTGTCTCCAAGTAAACAATAGTGCTAAATCAATTCTTTGTTTTTCACCTTCACTAAATGAATCATAAGTAAACTCATCTCTATGTCTTGACCGAATCGTTTCTTGGAATGATTCGTCAAGATTAAAATGCACAAAGAAGTCAAGTACTTGTAGATACTGATTAACGAGTTTATTTATTACAGGTAAATACTGCTTAATAATTTTAGTCTTAATACCGGTATCTTTTAGCATTTCATGAATAACAGAGTTATAACTAAACTGATCTGATAAAGTTAACTTACGTTCCATCATGTTATTCTTATCTGTATTATATACTGACAAATCTTCTTTAGCTTTATTCAAGTCCACTGAAACTTCTTTATCCAAAAACTTTTGATATTCTGCTATATCTTTTTGGAGTTTGGAAATTTCTTGCGAGTTGGAAGTGAGTTGATGTACCCGATCTCGAAGCGTTGAAAGTATGCTAGTCTGCTCTTTAATCTCCGATTCCACTCCTTGGCCTTCAACTCCGATTTGCTTGAG